TGTACCGGTCTGACAGCCAGTAAACCTAGCGCCAGTGTTATCCCAGACATATTCTGGGACGTGGCAAAAGATGGCAATAACGGTTACTACAATTATCCTACCCAAGAAATAATGATTAAAGAAAGCGAGCAACGTGACCGTGATCTAGTTGCGCATGAAATGGTACATCACCTGATCTATGTTAATTATGACTCAGAGGATCGAGACCATACTAGCGAGCTGTTCGAACAATGCGGGTATGCAAGTTAGTGACCACTAACCTATTGCAGCGAGCTAGTTGCGAAATTAATAGTTCTAGCGCTGGTAGATAAATGTGAAAAACGTACTGATTGACCAATATCAACTACTAAGTTAGGATTATACCATGAATCACGTACAAGAAGCAGCTAATAAAATAGGGTCACAAGCCGAAATGGCACGTCAGTTAGGCGTTACTTATCAAGTCATTAGCAAGTGGGTGAAGCAGGGTTATGTCCCCGCTAGTCGTGCTGCTGAGATATGTCGGTTGTCTGGTGTCCATTGGGAAGATTTGTCACCGGACTTCGACTGGCCTTGTTGAATCTAACCCGTTATGCCGGGGAAGAAGTGTATCTGACTGGTGATGATGGCCTAGTTATTCGTGTTAAAGTCCTGTCTGTCGATAAGAATGGTCGAGTTATGATCGGGTTCGATGCTCCCCAGAATATTAATATTGCCCGTAAAGAAGTTCTAGAGCGAGAGAAACCCCCATTCGATCCATTTGGCTAGTCTTCAATATCTCTCCGGGTGGGCCTTTACCCTTTTAATTGCTGGCCCTAATTCAGATATAAATTTCTCTTTTAGCTCATCTAAATCATAGCCACTTCCTAAAAAATCATATTTTTTATCATTAAATTTAAAATAAGCAAGCGCCCTGATCATTCCGTATGGGTGTATATTGTAATATTTTATGTTGGCTGTTACACCTTCAATAGTTATCTGATGCTCCTCTCTAGTATATGCTTCATCTTCAAACTCCATTCTAAGCTCCTCTTAGTGCGGCTTAACGATTATTCTTGGCTTTTCTTCCACCGGTATCGCCTCAAGCAATCTAAGCCGTACAGCCTCTACAAGCGTTCGGATGAAGACATTGGTTTTATCTGCCATTACCTCTTTTAGTAGTTCTCGACAGTCAAAAGCACGACAATTGATTGGGCTTCTTTCGTGGATACCGCATCCGTATTCTTCCAGGTAAATACAGTCACCGTTTTTCTTGGTTCTTAGCAAGTCTGGGTTATCCGGGTCAGTTTTGAAGTGGCCGATTTCTTCTGGCTCAAGTCTGACTTGTACCTCTTTTTGTCCAGCCCATTTACAGCAGGTGGTGCAGCCTTGGCAGTAATTGTAATCCTTCATATTTTTCCCTTACTTACTAATTCTTTTCTGGCTTCATCTGTTAGTAGTGATATTAACCATTCGATTACGTTATCTGTTGCGGTATTAAATGGCCTGCTTCTACCTATCCATTGTTCTTCCTTTGCTGGGGAATTAATCACATAATAATATGTTCCATCAGGCTCGCAAAAACATAAATCGAAAGAAACAGCGGCTTGTCTGCATAGAAACTCCACTTTTTTTATCTTCTGGTAATCAACCTCATCCATTGCTTTATATCCTTTGTTGGTTAAAAAAGTCCCCTCTCTACAGAGGGGTAAAGTCTTGGAGGACTGTAATCATAAATCGTATTGGAACCCTATTAGTATCATTTGCTGGATATTGGTTGTCTCTGATTGTGAGGTAATGCAGCTATCCAGGTGGTTATCAGGCGGTGCATTGGTATGGGTGCATTCCCCTATTGTGTAATAGTCGCTATTTGATTCTGATACGATAAATCTGGCGATTATCTTGCCGTAATCTGTCTGGTAGTCAGTAAATAACATTAATGCGGTTGGTTTTTTGTATGAGTCATTGACCTCGTACCCGACCTTGCCGATGCCAGTCCCTATATTCCACTGGTTATCAATGGCATAGCGACCTACTGCAAAGACACCGCTTGTATCTTGTGACCCCAAGACCTCTACACCGACATTAAAGTCATATTTAACGTACCAGAGCGAGGCCATTACTGCGGCAGGTGCGCTGTTATCGTCATCTGTGTTAGTAATGCTAGTAACATAAGCACCGATTGACGGTTCATAGTCTTCTGCTAAGGCAGGGGCTGATATTAGGGCTATTAATATAATTAGTTTTTTCATTGGTTTATTTTATCCTTTATTTGTTTATATTGCTATCTGGATTCTTCTCGGCACACTCTCTAATTACGTCCTTGATTATCTTATTTTCTGCTTCCTTGCATACCTTAACAGAGAATTTTCTTAACCCTTTAAGATTTACTTTAATGAGATCAATTTTTTCCATTTATCATCTCCTTAGTCCCGCTGGTTGCCATGGGCCTTCTGCCCAAGTCATTATCTTGTCTATATCTCCCCTGATTGGGATTCTGTTCAGGTGTATTGGGAGTGCAAAGATATTTGGTGGCCCATTTGGGGTACGACTAGGGTTAGTCACCCTGTAGCACTCAATACGGAGAGATTTGCCGGTCTTATGAGTCATTATGTCTCTATATCGTAATGTTCCGATAACGACGACCTCAGCGCCGTTAAACACATATCCTGGCAGGTTATAAGTAACTCTGTCGCCTATCTGATATTTATCCATCAAACACCTCCATCCCGCATTCGTTGCAAACATCTTCTAGTTCAAAATGCTCTTCCCTACATTCCACGCATATCCCGGTTATTCCCCAAACAAAATTAATATCAGGATACATAGATTCTGCTTTGTCTCGTATATATCTTTCACCCATTTTGCTAGTAAGAAAACTGTCTGGGGTAGCGTCCTCGGAATAATCATAGTAGACATCGACTGTCCAAACGCCTTTTATACTTGGATAAATTACACCAGTTACTTTCATCACTTCCTCCGTTTAGCCTTCCGTTCCATACAGCTTATCCGTCGGCCCTCGAGTGGTGCATACTCAAACCAGCTTATCCAGGCCCGGTCTCCGCATTGCTTAACCATTTCCAGGGCTATCTGGTATTCCTGCTTCTTAACCTGGTTCTGGCCATAGCTACTAACTGTGTAGGCTGCTGCGATAATAGTGGTAATTATTATGGCAGTGGCGGCTATTAAGGCAATGGGGTTCTGGTTAGCCATATTGTTACTCCTACGCCGATTACAATTATAACAATCCCTATTGCTAGCAGTATTGATTCTATGTAGGGATCGTCATTGGTTATGACGGTTCGGATTTCGCTTAGTTTCATTTCACATACCTCATTATCAGGATTACACTGGCGATTGCCTTTAGAACTGCTAGTGTGATTATTAGGATCATAACTGGTCGGACAGCATCCGCATAAGTTTTGCGCAAACTCGCATAAAATTCTCTGTTTTATCAAGTTCCATCTGGACTTGCCTAGTTGAAATAGTTTTCTGGGTCGCACATCTACCTTGCAAATTCTTTAAGGTATTTCCGTAAGTCAGCCTTGCTGCCATGTAAATAGCATCTTCTTTTAGCATTACTGTATTCATAACTGCTCCCTTAGCTGATAAAGTGCTTTGTTAAATGCTATTCGTAGTTTTGGGTACTGGGCCTCAATCAATGGTTCAGATTCATTACCAGGATTAACATAATTATCAATTATCACTGTTGCAATCCCTTTATGTACTCTTATTTCGACATCCAGTTCTTTCCCATTTAACCAAGGCACTACATAGTCGAACCATGGTTGTTCTAGTTTGTCGAAGTCAGGTGTGCCTGAGCCATTTGGGCTATCTGGCAATGACCAGTATTCAAGTTCAATATCACGGTCATATTCCTTTTTCCATCCAAGCAGCTCGCAGATTTCTTCATTAGTGAGTGTGTCAGTCATTATCTACTACCTCCAAAGATTCACCAGCATCATTTAATAGAATATCTATCGCTGACTCTCTTGTCAGTATCATGCCAGTCGCTTCAAGTTGGTTAAGTATTGGGGCGCATGTCACCCATTGCCCATCTGGGTGTTTCATTAGTAACCACCCATAATTTGGGCTTGTTCTGTCAGTCTCAACAACTAGATCAGAAATATACCCACCTTCATAAACAACCAATTTAGTTATTGTTAAAGTCATCTACTACCTCCAGTGTTAGCCTTACGAGTCTCGGCTCATCGGCCCATTCCATATCAGGGAAACCGTCAATGGTGCGAGCATCGAGATAACCAGTGCCGTACCATGCTATGCAAGCGGCCCTTCTTTTAGGCATCTCAAAAGATAATTTCTTTCTGCCGTCTTTATCTTTACATGCGAAATATTCCATGCTATCTCCTAATTAAATGCGAGAGTGCTGGCGGGGCACGTCATCTAGCACAGCTATTGTCCTTTACCGTGGTTCATCGAGACTCAATACCAACACTCTCACAACTGGTGGACAGGGCAGGATTCGAAACCTGCATTTGGCAATTCTCGGTTATTGCCTCCGTTCTATTCTTGACTGCTGCTACTCACAAAATTGCGCTATAGTTACATTTTGCTTTCCGTTACCGGCGCGTCTACCAATTCCGCCACCTGTCCATAACTCTTTTACTTAATTTGGTGGACAAGAAAATGTCTTTAGTCATATTAAGCATTATGAGCCAAATCTCTTAATGCTGACCCCTCACCGCCAAACACGCCTTGGTTAGATTAACGGACTTGGTTTATGGGCATTTTCCATTTACTCCAGCCGCTAAGCTAAAGTGTCCATAACTCTGTCTTATCCTGTAAATACAATTTACACGGTGTATCGTTATTTGTCAAGCAAATCGAGCGCATCTTTTACGTTATCTACCCATCCGGATACGCCGTTATTCATTTTTACGATGTTCAGGAATTTGGTCTGATCCTCTGTGGGCTTTTTACCGGGTAGCTTTACCTCGATAGCCAGCATTGAGCCGTCTGTCATTTGGCCTAATATGTCGCTAACGCCGTCGTGTGTGTCTCCCAGGTAGTGGTATTTGCCTATTTTGAAATAGAATTTACCCAGCTTTACGGTACCTGATGTAATGACCATGACCCATTTCACCTTTGGATGCTGCATGAGGGCTTTTACTATTTTTGCTTGGAGTTTTGATTCGCTCATTATTTCATACTCGGTATTATAATTAAGCCTAGTTCTATCCATCGCTTCCAGGTTCGTTTCATGGCTCTATGAAAATAAAACAACCTTTCTTCATCAGAATTTGCCTTGTTGTCATAAAACGAGTGACACCGCGAGCATCCAAAAGCTGCAAATAAGTCGCTGCCTTTTTTTCCAACTCCTTTGCCGTCATCTTGTTCGCCAGAGTGACACAACACTGTTGTTTCTTTGTCATAACTACATACTCCTGCTACGTTAAATGTACATTCCTCGCCACTGGCTGAGTCTCTTAGCTTTTGTGAATCTATGCGAAAGTCTTTAGTTAGCATATAACAGCTCATGGTCGATGGTTTCGATGATTGATCTGATGACGTCTTGCTTGTGCTGGGCGGCTTGTTCTTTGTCTGGGAATTGACCCACGTTTAACCTACACTTCATTATTGTTAAAATAATACTGTATCCCTCTGTTTTATGTTCACGTTTTTTGCAGTGGTATATTCCAAGATATTTATCTTTTGCTAGAGATTCGTAACAAGCTGCCCTTATCTCTGATAATAATTTTCTATCCGGCCACCTGATTTCTTCATCCGACCATGCTCCTCTTTCTTCGCCTATTGTGTCTATCCAGGCTCTAGGCTCTCCGTCAACTGCAAATGAATCGTAACTGATCATGTCTAATATAAGTTTTTTGCCGCTTTTTTTTCTTCTGTAAGCTTGGGCATGACATGGCCCCCATCGAGAATTAGATATTTTTGTTTTTAGCTTGTTACCAATACAGTTATAAGCATAGGTGCTGAATTTTGCCCTACCATCATTACTGTAATCTTCCCAGCATCGCATTAATTCTATGTATCCCTCTTGTTCAAGATCAGACTTATCGATTACGGCAGGGAGATTTATATAATCTATTTTCCTGACAGAATTGGTTACAATGTAGCCGTATTCTTTGATGACCTGTTCTAGAGATTCCACTCTATTTGGCCTTTATTTTCTTATATATATCTTCAATCTGGTCAAAGGTCAGCGTTATGTAAACACTGCCCAAATTATTTTGTGTGACAAAAATATCGACATCTTTTTCTTTAAAGTCCAGGTCTATATAATCATCTTTTGCTTCATACCATTCACTCATCTTGCTCTCCTTATGTATAGATTTATTGATTATCTATACAGGTTTAATTTTTATGGATACCTGTTTAAATAATACAGGGTTAGCCAGGATTTCTTTTGCTAATTCTGGCATTAGTGATTTGATTAGCTCCCATGTTTCGCGTTTGGTCATAAACCCCTCCATCAATGTCATACAGTGCATCCATTACTTTCTCGACATATTGGTTTCTTGTGTCAATTTCACCCTTGGCCCCTAATTCTGCCATCATCAAATTAACCGAATGATACAGTTTGCTTATATTGTCCATATCTCTACTCCTGTATTAGTTCTTATCAATTTCTGCAAGCCATCTGTTTATCTGGTCATCACATTTCCAGACAGACACATACATAGACCCAATAATTCCACATAAGCTCTCTCTTTGATCGTGTGATAAATCAATAGGCGCATCTTTAACTTCCCTTATTGATAATATGACCTTTTCTATTTCTTCCTTTCTTTTTCTTGCACGTTGTAGTTCTTCTTCTGGATCAGGCTGGCATATTTTAACATCACTTTCTGACTGGTTATTTGTTAGCATTTTATATCTCCTGTTGTTTACGTTTGAATATGTTTAGGTAATTCGCTCATTAGCCATGTCATGCCGGCCCTTGATGTAAATATATTTTAAGTAGTTATCTACTTCCTTGCTTGGTGGTATTGGGTGTACGCCTGTTTTTTTGTGTGGCCATACGCCGAACTTCATTTTGTATTTGTGTGAGGCCCACCCGTCTGCGTAATGTTTTAACCGGGCGATATACAGCAGCATGGCATACCAGTTTTGTTTTTCGTTCATGGGTATTTTATCTATTTTGACCAGCTTATCGTCTGTGTTCTCTACGGTATTGATATGCTGTGTTTCAAATCCACATTTTGGGCAAACACTAATGCCAGGGTATTTTAGGTAGTGGCACTTCGGGCAGGTTTTGGGTAATTTTTCCCGCTTGACTGCTTTTTTGGCGTTCCTGTCGTCGTTACATAAGATTTCCGGCAGTGGATCGGTAGGGAAGCCATGACGGGCAGCGTTGCCACCGTGATCGAGTACAATCGCATTTTCCTTGCCTTCGCATATTCTCAATATCCTGCCGAATTGCTGGATGTAAACAGTCAGTGATTTGGTGGGCCGGGACATAATCAGGCAGCTTGCTATCGGGCAGTCATAGCCTTTTGTCAGTACGTCCACGCTAGAGATAATGGCTATTTCCTTGGCCCGGAATTGGCGGTGTATTTCCTTGCGTTCATCTGCTTCGGTAAAACAATCGATATGCGCCGCCGGGATATCGCTGTCCATGAATGAATTAACGATATGCTTGGAATGTTCTATGTTAATGGCGAAACAAATGGTCTGTCTGTCCTCGCCGTGTTTTAGCCAGGTACTGACTATCTCACCGATCACTTTTGGCTGGTCCACCTTCTTACCAAGCTGTTTTTGGTTGTAGTCACCGGCCTGCATCTTTACTTTTCGTAGGTCTGGCGGGGGTGGTCCGTATATTTCAAAGGGTGACAGATAGCCGGCGTCAATTAGCTCCTGTGTTCGGGCACCGACCACCAGCTTTTCCCAATACTTGCCTAGACCGCGAGTAAATGGGGTAGCGCTTAATCCGATGAATCTGGTATCACACATAGATTCGATCATTTTTAATTGTGTTTTAAAGATTGTGTGAAATTCGTCTACGATAATGTAGTCCGCATCTGGTATTTGTCGCCGTGCCAGTGTCTGTATTGAGCAAACCTGGACGCTTTTTGACGGCATAAATCTCTCGTGGTTGGCCTGCATGACGCCGTGTTCAATTTCAGCAGTGTCGAAACAAGCTGATGTCTGGTTAATTAGTTCGATTCGGTCACAGATAAATAGGACTTTTTTACCTCTTGCGATAAGGGCCAGAATTATCTTTTCAGCGATTCTCGTTTTTCCTGATCCGGTTGGTAGCATCAAACCTACAGTTCTATTGCCAGCCCTCAAGGCTTGGCCAATATCTGTAATGGCTTTCTGCTGGTAGTCTCTTAACATTTCCTCATTTTCTCCAAGTCTTTCAGGATTTCAATAATCACGACCCTTATTTTTCCCCTTACATCCGGGTATACCTGTGACCAATACAGGTCTTTATTTTCTACTGGTATTTTCCCGCTTATTAGCCACATTTTCCTTTCTATTTCAGGGGCCAGGTTCCAGATATATCCAGCTACTATGTCAAAGTTCATTTAATTCTCCATAAGCTGTCATTAGACCCGTTTGTGATAGGACTATTATATGATCTTATCTCTTGCCTATGTCAGATGTAGCACTCACAGCGTTTGGTTGTTTGATTTCCTATACGGTCGCTGTCAACCGCTTGCCATCCTTGGCGCCGTCACATTTACGAGTGTTCATCGCTGGGTCATGGCTTGCTGACATAGCTTATAATTACTGTATATAACAAAAAAGGTTCTGATTAACGCTTCAAGGCCTGCAAAAGAGCGCCGAAGACTTGACTTTTGGGGGTGGGTGCAGGAAAATTGGATTTCTTCCTGAACCTCGCCAGCAAAGCAAAGATTCTTCAGGACAGAAAGGGCTGCCTCTCGGTAGCCTTTTTCTGTTGTGCTGACCATATTACGCTTCTGGTGTTTCATTGCAAGTCAAAATTTGGCGCTGGGTGTTTAGGTTATTTTTCATTCTGGTTTCTCCGGTAATGATGACGTAGAAGATATTTCTTTTATCTCATCTTCTGGCGCATATTTTAATGCCGCTTCTTTGGTATCAAAAACTGGAATTGCACCGATCATGCCATTAGCCCAACTCAATTTTATTTTATGCTTAAAAGTGGGAGACATATTTACTACTTCAATTTCCAGCTCGTCTTTAAAGTTTAGTACCATCCACATCACTCACCCTCCTGCATTTGATTGTGCAACTTAACCAGCTCACCAATAAGCTGCCCAAAATCATCCCTGTTTAAATCTCTATGAAAGTAATAGTCGCAACACTCCGTAAATTTTACAGTTTTTTTATCATCTGAAAGGATAATATCGACTATACTTTTATCTTCCAGATATTTTATAACGTTTTCCATCACTCACCCTCCCAGCATATAACCAAATAGTCCCACCACCGTCCGTAATTCTCCGCCACCAGCTTGTACAAGCCTGTCACAGCCCATATTAGGATATAGATGGGGATTAGCACCGGAATCAGTGATCGTCGCAGCCACGTCCTGTTCGTGGACGCTAAGGGGCATTTAAAGTCGTCTTTTAAACTGTTCATGTTGTCTCCTTATTTGATTATTAGTTGATAAATGTCAGCCCATGAAATCAGCAGGCCGATCATTATTGCGAATAAGAAATATTTAAAAAATGTCATTCGACCACCTCATGGGCAGTGATATATTCTAAGGCTTCTTCTTCTAAGACATGTTTTGGCGTGTTGTCTGAATACTTACAATATAATATATTTTTAATTACCCAGCCTTGAGCGCTGGACTCTTTAGCGAATATGCCCTCTATTTGTTCACCGTTGTAACCGTCTGTTCCAAAAACGATATAAACAATCATCTTATTTCCTCCATTTGTTTGATAGAGTGTAAACAAGCTTTACAGACAAGTCAAGTTATGCCATACTTAAATTTCAATATAAGGAGAGTGATATGGATAAGAAAGAAGTGATAAAGAGGCTTAATGATTTAACCAGCGACGATCCAGAGGTTTCCCACGGGAGGGCAGACGATCTGTTGCTTGATTTTTTAAAAGAAAATGGCCATCAAGATTTGGCACAAGCATGGGACAGCGCATGTGATCGTTGCGGTTTTTGGTTTGCGTAGAGCTTGGTAATCGTGCGGTTATGCTATAGAGTTACAGGCCTCCTTGTAGTACCTCCCTTTATCCCTGCTTAGGCGGGGATTTTTTTTACCAGCTCACCAGGATTGATCCCTATCTTAAATAAGCGTCCTGCTATGCCATCACTGATCTCACCAAGTCTGATAGACCTGTACCAGCAGGGCCGGGTAATGCCTGTTTCAGCATAAGCATTGACGATAGTGCCAAATAGCCTCTCGGTGTTGTTTTTGATGGTCTGGGGGCTGGCTTTTAGTGGGTTCTTTTTCATAATTATCCTGTAAAATAGTTTGACATTGGCTTAATGTTCAATTACTATGAAAACACAGTTTACAGAGATTGTCGATAATAATATTTACAGGAGGACTTATGAAACATACAGCATGGGAATATATTGAAGGCATACTTTTGATTGCAATGGTAGTTATTGCTGGTCTTGCCATAATATATCTGGACATGGTGAAGCTATGAAAACGATTAAGGAACAAGTAGCGGTAATGCTGGCAGCAGATGAGGGGAAAACCATTGGCTGGACTAGTAGATTTTCAGACGATTCGGGAAAGCGCATAGAAAATACCAAGAATTTTGACTGGCAATCATACGACTACGAAATAGTAGAAGAACCATGGGAAGGGTGGGTAAATATTTACATATACAATAGCGAGTTCACAGATAATGGGGTTATCGGCCCCTACAAAACAAAGATAGACGCAGAAAATGACTGCGGCAAAGAAGGAAGAACCATCAAGGTCAGGGAGGTGATCGAATGAACTACCACGACTTTAAAATTGACCATTCCGAGATATTCGACTTGGCCCTTGCTGATCTAGACTGGGATTACATCTTCAAAATCCTGGATAGTGGCGACCATGACCTGCTACAGCATTATCTATCACAGCATTTCATCGCATACATTGAGACAGTTGATAAGTCTAAACCAGAACCAGACCATGATCGTAAGCGTGAGACAGGCGCGATTAATTTTGAAAAGGCAGCTTTTTTGACCAATATGGCGAGGGATGAGTAATGACAATATCTCAGTTCAGAAAGCAACACCCGGAATTATTTAAGAATGCAGTGGATGGTCTTGATTGGAACGAGATTACTAATCAGATTTGTAAATCTCCTGATGATAGAGATTATGATTTGTGGGCTAAACTTGACGATCATTTCCAGTCCTACATTGATAAATATCTGGAGAAGTGGCCGAAATGAAACGCACCACATATCAAAACAAGGCGCTCCACCAGTATTTTGAGAACGTGGCCAATACCTTGAATGATGCGGGTCTGGATATGAAAGCAGTCTTGAAGCCAGAGATAGACATTCCGTGGAGCAAGTCCACCGTAAAAGAACAGCTCTGGCGACCCATTGAAAAGGCCATGACTGGCAAGGAATCAACCACAGAAATGACTACGATAGAGCTGTCAGATATTTACGATGTACTGCATAGGCACTTATCAGAAAAGCTGGGGATTAACGTACCCTTTCCCAGTGACGAACCACCAATGATTTAGGAGGATATTATGAGCGGCGGAATATCAAGTAGTGAGCAGCAGTACGAGGAAGAACACGAGCAATATCTTTACAAAGAGGCCCACACAATAGCCGTGGAACTTGGGTATGCCGGTTCCTGGGATAATTTTGAAGAAGATTTCTCCAAGATGATGGCAGACCGTAACTTTAAAATAAGGAATGGTAAATGACCGATAATATGAAGATATGGGACAAGGTAAAACGTCCCCCTCCAGAAGCCCTCAAAAAGATATTCGGTGGCAGGTTAAAGGGTATGACAGATATCAAGCCACAGTGGCGCTACCAGGCCATGACAGAGCTGTTTGGCCCATGCGGCATAGGCTGGCGATATTCGATTATAAACCTGTGGATAGAAGATGGGGCCAATGAACTGAAAGTAGCCAATGCCAAAATTGAGCTGTTTATCAAGGATGGTGGTGAATGGTCACATGCCATACCGGGGGTTGGCGGTTCCATGCTGGTAGCCAAAGAAAATGCTGGCCCTTACACGACAGATGAGTCCTACAAGATGGCCGTTACAGACGCCCTTAGTACAGCCATGAAGGTAATCGGCGTAGCTGCTGATATTTATATGGGGGGATGGGATGGCAATAAATACACAAATGATCCTGTCGTCATAGGTGAAATAAGTGGCGAGCCAGTCGATATGGTCAAGGTAAACAAGGCCGCTACATGGGTAAAGAAAGTGATCGAAAAGGATGATCTTGAGCAGGGGTCAGTATTAATACAGGAGAAATGGAAACTATTAACCAATGACGAAAAGATGCAGGCAGGTGTCTTACTGAAAGACAAAGCACCAGGTTCTAAAAAAATGTACGGCACCTTGCTTACTGAATATCTTAATTTTACACCAACAGAAGGAGTTTAATAATTGAGAAAATGCCTGCAATGCGGTACCGAGCATAACCGGGTTAGTTACCTCCTCCGTAACAGGCCCAGCGATTATTGCAGCCGTAAATGCTACATGAAGTCTGCTAAGGCCAAGGCATACCAGAAAGAGTACAGGAAAACTGACCAGTCGCAGTTATACCAAAGGGTATATCAGAAGAAATATAGATTACTATAAGGAAACGCTAATGAAAACCTGCATCTACTGCAAAACTAAATATCCCCCTGCCAATCTCGGCCACGCCGGGTATTGCAGCTCAAAATGCAAGAATAATCAGGGGGCCTTGAATGCAAGGGTAAGACGTGCGCAGGCGAAGGTGATTAATGGGCTGGTGCAGAAGTTGATCTGTGCCAGGTGGTCTAAGTTGAGCTATGACTATGAGGCGGTGATATGAACAAATTATGGGCAGTTGAGGTTCTATCTCGCGGAAAGTGGAAGCCCAGAGTTGTGTGTAGTCTTACTAAGAAGTCTGGTGAAAAAGAGTTAAAATTTTGGCAGGAAACATATCCTAGCTTTAGTTTCAGATTAGTTAAATATGAGGCGGTGATTTGATGGAATTAAGCGATATTAAGACAGCAGATATAAAATTCAGAAGGTTCCATTTCTGGAGTGATTGGGTAGATATGGGGATGTTTAACTTTTGTTCCAGAGGGTATTTAATGCAAATGTCTGTAAACAGATTTAATAAAAAAAGATTTTTAGCAATAAAGTTAAGTCGTACATTCCAATTAGCTCACCCTCTCTGCCAACAGGTGCTAAATAAAAAGGTGGTGATTTAATGGATGGAATAATACTGGAGATATGTTACGCCTATGAAGAAGGCCGAGAGGCCGCTACTAACTGTCTAGGCACCAACAAATACAACCCTGAATCAGCCCAAGGGCAGGCGTGGGAGTTTGGGCATACTGAGATTATTAAGCAGCTTTTCTGCGAGGACAAATAATGGACGATCTTATATTGGATATATGTATTGCATTTCAGGAAGGCCAAGCAGCATTTATGAAAGGTATTAAAGATAACCCATGGCTAGAAGGATCATACCAGCATGGTGCATGGAAATATGGATTTAAGCTGCAATCCGATATTTCAAAAGAGCAGAAATGATCTGGTCGCGGGTAGCGACGATGGTGGATTTGTCGAGAATAGGAAACCGCTGGACGAATAGGGTTTTTAGTTCGTCGTCACTTAGCTTGGCAAGCGCCTGTGCAGTCTGGATGTCCATAACATAAGTTCATAAGCAAATGCTTACATACAATTAACGGTAAATCAAGGAGATAACATGAAAATAATATTGAAATTAAGACTGAAATTTCTATCCTACAACCTGAAACGGCTAAGGAATAAGGCCACAATGCTGAGAGCGATGGCCTGCCAGTATGAGGACTTGGCTAATATCGCAGCCCGGGAAATGTATCGGGCCAGGATAGGCAAGAATGTGGCGGCAACTTATATCTTCAACAAATGAGACTCGTTATCTTCACCATCCTGTTATTAGCCATTGCATTCGCTAGCGTTGGTTTATTGCAGGGGCTTGACCCTAAGTTCCAGACACAGTTGCCGGGGAGTTATTATGGTGAGTAGTATCTATTTAGTATGCGTGAGGGTAAACTATAATTAATATGCCGCTTAACAAGAATGTGTCTTGAAAGAGTATTAATCCCCCGTAGTATTAAGCACCTTCGGGTGCTTTCTTATTTATCTTCAAAATGTTTCAAGCCATCCATCACACTGTCACATTTACTGCATTCTATTCTGCCGTCACCTCGTAGTATAAATCTATCAGTGCCTCCGCATTCACATATCATTATTAAATCCTTTAGGATTCTTTCCGCTGGGAACTTAACGATGTTATCAGTTGATTCCATTATTCCTCATTCCGTAGCTGCCTGAACCTGTCTGTACATCCCATCACAACTACCCACTGGTCGAGCAGTGTTGTCTCTACGTCAATAGTGGATACGTCACCCTCTGGTAATGGCACCTTTTTACAATCTACCGTCAGTCTGGGGTCTCGGTCTTGCGTGGTCTGCGTGACACAACCTGAGAGGAATAGTAGCACCAGTACCGCGGCTAAGGTCTTCATGGTTTCTCCAATGCCTTATATGCTTCTCTCATTTCATTAATATTGGCCACTGGTAAGGGTTCATCCAGCTTGTAGCATCCTTTATCTGTGACTGTTCTGATTTTGGTTTTCCACTTGACGATGACCTTTTCCCGTACTATCTGCTTTTGCTCGATCTTCTTTACGGCTTGGGCATCTTCTTTTAGCTGTATCTTTTGGGCCGCGGCTTGATCTGCTAAGGCCCGACTGTAGCCATTATTGTCCACCCACCAAACCCCGGCAGCCAGTAATAGTGCAGCACCGATATAAGCGTAAATGTTAAGTCCCATTATTTACTCTCCTTTTTTAACGTCGTCGTATGTTGCCGCACCGATGTAGGTCATAATTATTCCAGCTATTGCGGTCATTACGCTGATTGCGATACCAGATATTGCAGATATATATGCAGCATCAATCCAGTTTAGTGCGTACATAATCCCGGAAAAAGGCAGGGAAACGATTAACGCCCAAAAAGCAACAAGGGCCATAAACCTCCGTGTTTTCCATCTGTCTCGTGTGGCCATAATTAATCCTTAATGAAAATCGCTGGGTCTTGCGTGAATTGTTCTTTGTAGTAGTTTAGCATGTAGGTCACAAGGTTGTTCTTGTCATAGAATATTGCATGGTCTTGGGTAAGGCAGGGGATATAGAAGTCTTTGCTTACTTTGTAATTGTATGCCCCACCTATCTTGTTACATCTTATCTGCTCGTCTGTCTTAATATTAGGTGGGTAGGCTGCTTGTAAACCAGAAAACATCAATGATACTGCTGATATAACGATGAACCAAAATCCAACACGGGCAATAAACATAATACTTCTCCTTTTAACTCATTCCAATATTCATTCTCTCAATAGTGCGTCCTAATCTTATCCAGTCAAAGCTTGGGCCTGGATCGGTTTTGTAATCCTTTCTGACTTTAGGGCCGGATACCTGCTCATGGCCCTTGACCATGTTTGATTTAATACCTGAGCGGAGCATGTGGTAATTAACTGACTCTGCGACTGAGGCATATTGTTCGTCTGTGAAGTCTTCCCCGTATTGGCCTGCAACTTCAATACCGATAAAGTATTTGTTGAGGTTCTTCATGTTCTTAAATTCTGATACCCCGGCGTGCCATGCCTGATACTGAATAGGGACAAGTTCCTTTATCTCACCACCACGCATAATTAACTCATGGGCTGAGTATCCGTAGCTTTTGAATATGTCGGTGATAGCGTCGTAATTGTAGGGGTCTTGCGGGTAGTCTCGTTTGGCAGATATGTAGTGGATTAATATGCCTTTAGGAATGATGATATTCTTTTTCCAGCATTGGTTCTCTGGGAGGTAATCAGTACTTCTCATTGTCTCGTTTCCTTACGATCTTCCTGATTTCCTTCATGTCCTCGCGGCGGTATTTGTCTTGCTGATCCATGCGCTTGATTAAGTCGTCCTTAACCTGCTGTATCAGTAAGTGTAGCTGTTGGTTTGAGGTCTCTAAACGGGTGATTCGCTTATTGGTTTTTACATCAGCAATAGTATTGACAGTTACTTGATTGAGTACCCCACCAAACACTTGATATTGGGTAAAGAGTCCTGAAATTACAGCCAGAAAAGCTATAGAAATCGTTATTAGTTGGCCTTTGGTAAAACCCATAAACGTAAATCTTCCCTGATTGCGGCGATCGTCTTCAATAATCTTGCTCATATCTCACCTAATATAGATATTTCTATACTAACCTAACTATTGATATCAGTCTATAGTTGTGCAATCCTAAGTTTAGTCCAATTCCATCGTTTATGTGTGTGTATTCCATTCCCTTTAGTTTACTACCGTATTAGTATCAAGTCTATTGCTCTACCCATACCCCAGGTTTACCAGCTTGTACGCATTTCCAGCCCATTATACCACCAATGGGGGAGGTATTCTCGCAGTAGTCATTTATAAACCATTCCCCTTTCGTAGGGGCTGCTGGCGCACGATAATTGGTTAAGATCGTGATTGCGTCATATAAGGCTACATCGGTATTAGTAGCGACTGCATTCTGGTTCAGGGTCATTGCATTGCCAGCTATTGCGGTTATATGGGTTCCGGTTGGTATCCCGGCTCCTAATATCCTGTCTCCTACGCTCCACGCTGATGCAAGCGCCACGTTATTAATGACATTGGCGCCTATTGTAATGTCGCCTACAGTACGCCTGTGGTGCTTGGTGGCCTCTCTGGACTCAAGATTATACGTACCACTTGGTATTGAGGGTACTTGGGCAAGGATAACCGTGGTTCCTGCAATATCTGTCACCCTGCCCATTGTCATAAACCTGGCATTAAACGTTGTATCATCTGGGAGCGTTGCATTCCAGCTTGTCATTGATACGAGATAGTCTCCGACCTGTAACTGATTAGCCCGGTCATGGTCAAAATATCCGGTTCCATCCCCATTATTAACAAATACTGATTGCTGAAAGGATAGGGCATTAGTGTTAGACCTTGACCCCCATGTTCCAAATCCATCAGTAATCTTGGCAAAGGGCGGTATCTTGCCTTTAATTGAGCTGTGGAGCTGTACTATCTCATCGTCGTAATAGTCGTTTCCGTTATAAGCATTCTTGCAATTAATAAACTTAGGGTGAGCCGTTGATGTTCCATAGTTACCGCGAAACATCGGGAAGTTATCAAACGAACATCCGATAAAAGCAAGGTTATTAGACCCATTGTAGATGGATATTTTGTATTGCTTGTTATTATAAAATCCCAGATAACACCCGGTAAACGTTGTCGGCATACTGGTATACAAATGGTAGTCCACAGGTACATCCCAAAACTTAAAGTATGAGTCCTGAATGTGTAATGGAAACCGTACGTCAGGTGCTGAGCCAAGGCTTGCAATCAGCTCCCCATAAATATTCTTTAGTGTTACTCGATCGCCCCATGATCCTGATGTTTGAAACAGGTATTTAATGTGGTTGACGTTTGCTCCTGTTACATTTGGAATAGTGCCGTTGCCTATACCAAACAAAGAACCATCCAGTAATATCTTGGCCCCAGAGGCTTTCAAGTTGGTAACGTTAATATTTCTGTTCTGGTCTTGGCCGACTGAAATCCCAACTGGGTTAGAAATTAGCTTGAGATTGTCTATCCGTATGTCTTCGCAGTTCTGTCCTACTCCATTAGGGGTCAATGATATTCCACAGTAGAAATACTCGATATTGCAATTACTGATAACCACTGAGCTTGAGCCTGTCGAGCCTATGTAGTCAGCCTCAAGGCCCGGATAACCTCCATCTGGCGGTAGTCCATTGCGGTACGGGTCGATACATATTCCAGTGTAAGGAGAGTATCTCTCGCTCCGGGTTCCGGTTGTATTCCAGTAGTTATCGTCGGTTCCATTTATGATCTGGTCAGCAGTGGGCAGGGCAAATACGTTTGTTCCTGTGATGGCCAGGTTATCAATAACCACCGATCTTGCAGCTTGCATTAAAATAGCTGGCTTATCATTAAAAGTTGCAACAATGGCGGGTCGTTTATTTTTTATATATGGGTTTGATTCTCCCCTTAGTTCACAGGTAAAGAATTTATATCGCCCGTCAACCACACGTATTAGTTTTAGTGGCTGGCTTATTTTGTATGTACCACTTGGAAAGTCTACAACACAAAGACCATTTTCATTATTTAGTCTTATCGCTAAATTAATGGCTGATTGTATTGCTCTGGTGTCGTCTGCTATTCCGTCGCCTCTTGCTCCGTGATCCCTTACGTTTATAGACACTGCTGTTTCCTTTTTAAAAAAATTACTAATAAATAGAAGTACCTTACACATTTAATCAATTGGCTGAGTCAATGCGCCGGTTACGGTCATGCCACCGCCAGAGCCTTTGTTGTTCTCCCATTGAGCAAAGTCACCTGCCAGATAAACAATAGGCTGAGTACCTGTTAGTTCTGAGCCATTGCCTGTAGGACTCATGGCTGGGGTTCCATCAAGATTAAATATTAATCTGCGGGTGGCAGGGATTGATATGTCAATGTATTCTGCTGTGTTGAGGTAGAAGAATGTACAATCTACATCGGCTAACCCCGTGGCATTATCACGGCCCAGAAACGTATATTGGGTATTTGTGTAGTTTATATTATCGTTTACGTTGGTGATAATATTAGTGTCGTCTACATCGTTTAAATATAGTTGAATTGTGCCTGCTGCTAAATCCCAAGCCCCCAATATAGCAACATAACCGTCTTGTACTCTTACTGAATTGGTAGTCGTTCTTACATTCATTATCAGGGATACGGCGCTATTAAATGCAGATATTTGTAAGTCATTTGCTGCTGTTCGCTGTATATCAAAAAAGCCACCACCTGAAAATACTAATCTCTGCTGTATGCCATCACCTGAGTTAAACCTTATTCTAGCAGCGAATATTCCTTGCTTACCATCCACATTACCGTCAAGGTCGGCACCTCTTGTTAAGAAATCGTTTGTGCCGTCAAAGGAAGCGCCCAGTACAGTGGAAATTTCCCAGTATTCATGCCACATATCCCCTAATGCCCCTGTAAACCCTTGGCCTCTTAGCCATGAGAAGAACATATCATTGAGGTGAGTAGGCGTTTCTCCCTGCTCGACCATGTACCGATACCAGAGGTCATTAATGGTTATGCCATTTGGGGTGGTGACAACAGACAATAGCCAGTCTCGTTCCATGTCTTGTAGAGAGCCAACAAATCCTTTCCCTGTTAGATTTGCAAATTTACTGTCATTAACTTGTCCCATAATTTAAGGCCGGTAAAGGCCGTCTCCTATGAATTGTGAAAAATGTAATTTCATATTATTAACCGCTCACTCTTACCGCACTAAAAGAAGCATTTTGTTGGATATTTGATGTATCTCTGATCTGGTTTTCTGCAAACACTTCTGCGTAATCTGTAGTGCCATTAAACTCTAGTAGCACTGATACCTTCTGTGTGAACTCGTTTGAGTATGCAGCGGTGTTTTGATCAGTATCTACTATCACACCGTTTTTGGCTAAACTTAAAAGAAGCCTATCTGCTGCTACTATACTTAATCCTTGCCATACGCTATGTACTATAAATAGATATTTACCTGCTATACTAGGGGTGTATCTAAAATTTACTAAATTATCGTAGTCAGAGTTTGTATCAAAAACAACATTATCAAATAAAAGTTTTTCTGACCCTGTTATATTTGACTGTTGGGCTGATAATGTAGCTTTAAAAGAGGGGGATGGTTTTGCTGGATTCAGCAGCCTAAAATTAACACCGTCATAGCGAAGCAGGTGGTCGCCGTTTAATGCGCCTACCTCAATAGCAGTTCCATTAGTACTTACAATCGTAATCGGGCCGAGTCCATCAATGTCCCATGTTGGTGCAATTGTTAAATTAAGGTTTATAAAGTCACCAAAGTAAATCGCACCAGTGACGTATCCGGGATGGACAGGGACATTAACTGAGGTATAGGTGTCGGTTCCCGCTACTGGGACGTGCTTAAATCCTGCTAAGGATTCGAGTAGGCGTTTAGCTTCCTCTGGATCAGGAGCCGCTAACAAAGTTGCCATATAGGGGGTGACCGGGCCTAATGTGTCGCCCGTACCGGGCGCCATAATCAGATTTCCTACTGAGTCAAAGGCCATGAATAGCAAGGCTCTGTTGACAGGGCTGGGTACTAACAGGCTGATCCCGGTTAAGGGTTCATCCGGGCCAGTCTTTATTGCGCGGTTAAAGGTATCAGCGGCTTGCTGGTTGGCGATCATAGCCTTATCCAGCGCCTTCTCGTGTATCTTGGACGGGAACTTTCCCCCTACCGGGTATTTAGCGCCTTGGGTCAGGTCTACAATCCGCTCTACTGATACGATAATCGGGGCGAGTATTGGCGGCGTAACATCAACACTCCCACCGGGATTATTCTCTTGATCCGGGTTCAGGTTAATTACAACTGCGGCACCGGTTATTACACCGTCCTCTTTTACAAATAGAGTAAGTGGATCATCTACTTTGAAATCAAATACAAAATTGGTCTTGACCCCGTCTGCTGGGTAAACACGTCTGTTGTCTTCTGTTTCTACTGTCATGGCGTCACCTACTATCTGTCATTGTTTGCATTAAGTCTACAAAATGAAATGAATTAGCAAAGGGTACTTTTCTTAATAACCTCCACGCATCCTTTTCGTTTTGTTCGGCTAGAACACCGTATGTGCTTAGTCCTACGTCTGCTAAATAAGCAGTGGTTGCTGTACTCAAGACACCGCTTACTTTTCGTCTGGCCTGATACCGTGAGGGTGTCTGGTCTAACAGAAAGGTTCTACCCAAGTTCACAGGAGGGGCCATCCAAGCAATAACACCGGCCCTATCTACGGCATCAAACATCATTTGATCGAGTTTCTTATCTGTGTAGTCTACGCCTCTGGTTGAGTCTTTCAATGCCGTGGTCAAGGCACCTGCCATGGTCATAGAAAGCACCCCTACGAGGTAATCAGCATCAGCCCTTTGTAACCCCGCTATCAGGAATTTACTGTGGGCGCTGGTTATAAATGATTGAAATAAGAATAAGAACCGTCCTGTCTCTGTCTTTGTCCAGAGCGGGGCATCCATCATTCCAGGGACTAAGGTAGTCGTGCGAACTTCTTTTCTTAGGGCGCTTTCAAAAATAGTAGCGGCCTCTCTGTCTTTCCATAAATGGGTTTCAGGCATTGTTACGCCATCAGTTGTTTTGCTGTATTCATTTATCTGCGCCATGATCTTTTTGGCTCTGGCACCATCTATGCCCATGTCCCGCATCTTGAGCTTGTTTCCCTTTGATAGTTTTGAGCCCACGCGCATCCAGTCAATAAACATCTGAGAGGTTGCCATCCCGTTAAGGGCTTGCGTTAAATCAGTCTGGTAACTGAGGCCGGTATATTTTCCAAACCAGCGATTAGCCATCTTCTGTTTAGGGCTGGCAAATGCCATATCTGCAAACATCATGGCCCGTGAGTTGGTGACTGATTCTGTAGCAATTCCCATATATTTCACAGCAAGCGCATATTCTTTACCTTGCCCGGACGCCAATACTTTAAACCCTTTATAGAATGGCTTAAATCCATGTCTTAAAGAGGGCGCGATAATATCAGGGATACTGGAAGTTGGGATATTTAACCCACTTGATAGCATGGTTAGTATTTTTGTCCACCTGCCTGCTTTAACCAACCAGCTTGTCGCATCTTTAGGTCGGCCATAAGTCCCTAAAAGCATGTCCCTTCCTGCTTCCAATATAGTCAGGTCTTTCTCCATTCTTTTCTGGAGCTTTATGGCCTGCTTAGGCTTGGCATTGTTTATCTTATCGGCATACGATTTTTTGACGATGTTAAATTCATCTGTCATTTTGGCGCTTGAGAACCTGGTCATTACAATATCCCTGCTCATTTGGCGAGCATAGAGATTCATTACTGCAAGGGCATTGTTTTCAAGATAAGGCTTGAGTTCGTTATCAGGGATAAATCCCAGTGTGCGTTCTTGGAGTGACCCGGCTTTAGGGATGGCATGTTCAAGACCGACAAAATCTGTTACCTGTCCGTTACCAGTTACGTTATTTATGATTGATTCGGCCACATCATCCAGACTTTTGCCAACCGAAAGACTGATATTATCGCCATATTCTTTCTGTAGGGCAGGCCATTCATCCGGGAGTACGGCAGCCAAGGTATCATCTGCACCATCTTCACCCTTGAGCTTGACAAGGAACCGTTCATCTTTACCAAGATGCTTTAAAATCAGTGACTTAAAGGCGGAACGTCCCTCTACTATCTTATCTTTCAGGTAAGCACGCTTAAAATAAGTTCTTGAGCCTTTTACTGGCGCAAGGTTTTTATCTAACAGTCCTACATTTTGGGCTTTAGTTTTGTAATCATCTAGTATCTTACGGTATGCCCTTGCGACAGACTGAACTTGTGGAATTGATGGGAAATCATCCCCGTTACGAGAAGCGTCACTAACCAGTTCAAGAAACTCTACATCGTCTAATTTGCCGCCTCTATCCATGTAATCTTTGTACTGGAGTTCAAAGTCACGGGTCATTCTAAACATAACGCCATCAACCTCTTGCATCACACTTTCAGCACTGGTCGTCGCTTTCCCCTCTACTCGGATATTAACGTCCACCATTTCACGTAGAAGCTGTTTGGCCTCATTACTAGCTGAATTTAGCATTACATCATTGGCAGGTGACTGGAAAGAAGCACCAAGGGCTCTGACCATGCCTGAACGTGGAACTGAGACTTCCCCGGTTAAATCCACTACCTCTGTTGCCAATGCTGCACCAGCGTCTCCCTGGGCCGGTGTAAGAGGCGTAGGGGACATATTAAGGTCTGCGGCTATCTTGGGTCTGGCTGCCCCGAATACGAGCTTACCAACGCCCTCAAGGGCTCCTACCAATCCTACGTTGATGGCACTCTCTGCCAACGTACGGGTAGGCATTTGTGATTTTAATATGACTTCACTGGCTGCTTCTGCCCCCATCACTGTCGCAACAGAGGGGAGTAGTGACATACCGCCTGTGGACGCGGCTGCCCCTAATAAAAGAGGATTACCGACGGCACCAAAAACACCGCCTGCCAGTGATCCTATGCCTTGTGCGTCTTGGTCAAGCTTCATAGATCGTTCTAACTTGGCGATTCTTTGCTGCGTTTCTTCCGGGCTTTTACTGCCAACAAATTCCATTGGGGAGTACCCCTTGATGGATTCGTCCTTTATTGGCTCGTAGCCCTCAACTTCCGGGTATATTTCTTCAAGAAATGGCTCACCTTTACTCATGCGCTCTATACCAGCAGCCAAAGGATATTGTCTGGAAAATTCAGCATTAAAAGCAGCACCAAAAGAGGGGCTTTCAGTTTGCTCAATCTCCTCTAGTCCCGTAATAGGGTTAATGTTTGTCTTGTCTGGGAACCATGGAAAGTCTTGGGAGTGTTGTGTCATAGCCCTACCTTCCAGCTTTCTTCATAGTCGGTTAATAGCTTATCTTCCCTCTCTTTCTGTATTGCCTTTTGTCTTGCCCGGTCTACTTGGCCACCGGCACCGCCGAGTTCAAAGTCTTCGTCATCAGGTTCTAACCGTTGTTCTTCGAGAATATCCTGCTGTTTCTGTGCTTCCTCGGTCTTGAATTTGCTATATTCATCGACAGAAGGACTCCAGCGCATAGGCCGACCATCTGGGGTATAAACCTCTACAGGCAGGCCAAATTCATCCTCCGCCCAAACCTTGTAGGTTTTAACCTTGTCTCGCATGGTCTGGTTGTCAGAGGTAAGAAATGCTGTTTTAGCATCAAGTGTGTATGGTTTAGTTGCACTGGTTAATTGCCGTCTTATTTCGTCTGGATTAATCCCGTATGCCCGTTCAGGCGGGAAGGCCATGACTTTCATGTCACCTTCTTTATTGGCTAGTTTTGAGCCACCGTGGATACGTTTATATTCATTCCAGGCAGTGGCTTGAGCTTGTTCCCTATCTCCTCCGTTATTCTGGAAATCAGCGAACTCAAGTGACTGGAAACGTATTACTTGAATGGGGGTTGGCGTAGGTCTGCCAAAGAACTCAACATCAAATAATGGGTCTGCGTCATAGAGATCATCCAATCTGTCAAAAGTATTCGAACCACCTAACAGTTTAGAATTTACTTCTTTATATTTCTTCGCCAGCCCTGCCTTTATTTCAGGTGGGGCCAAGACATTCTCTTTGGCAGTGGTCACCGCATCCAAGGCACTGCGGCCAGCATTCATTTGAGCTGATGTTTGCTCATAGACTGATCGGGTATCAGGGCTTATACCGTCTATCGTATTACCGGCTTTCTGTTGCAATACCTGGTAAATATTGGCCTGTCTGGCCACATCATCAGGGCTACCGGCAAAGGCATAAGTCCTGAGAGCGGCTTTCATCTGTTTAGGTAGAATATTAGTCCGGGCGGCAAGGTCTATCCCTGATTCGTCAAGCTGCTGTTGTGCGGCTCGTTTCTGGACAGGAGGTAAATCCTTGATCTGTTCAGCGGCTACCTCGTATCGTCTGTCAATGGCGGCAATAATATCGTCATTCTTGGGGTCAGCAGGTTGTCCGGTCGCCAGTAATTCTGACAGCATGGCATCTTGTTGGGCGATCTTAGCGCCTTCTTTCTTGCCATCAAGCCACATCTTTGTGAGCCTGGTTCTTGTTGTCGCGCTAATATCAGTTTCGCCAAACCTGTCTTTTTTTCTATAGGCTTCTTCTATCTGGTCAGGGCCAGCTTTTTTCTGATATACAGCTAGTTCAAGGTTAGAGGCACGTTCACCACGCTCAAATGAAGCCTGTGCCACCTCACCTGAGATAGCTTCTGTTTTGGCAGTCTCTAACCAGCCAATACGCTTCTTTACATCTAATTCACCAAGGGTCGAGTTACCTTTTTTAAGCCGGTCAATCTGTTTCTGCATTAAAACAGGGTCATTGGAATAAAGGGCATCTACTATCTGTGCCTTATCGTTTATTACAATGGCCTCTTTCCTTGCCGTTGTCTTTTCTATATCCGACAGCAGGGGAGAGTCTTCGATTGACTGGATTGCGGCAGGCAGGTCTGTTTTGGCCAATGATGCAATATTGTCTTGGGTAAAGGCTTTATTCTGTTTAGCCAGGTTCAGCGCATTGCCGGTAGTCAGTCTAAACCGGGTCTTGGATGATCGGTCGCTGAATTTACTCTGCCAGAGTTTCTTGGAAAGACCGCCTAGTTTTTTCTCGGCATCCACCACAATCTGACTGGTTTGCTGGTCATAGTCTTTTTTCAGTTCTTCATCGGTCGTGGCCGGGCGTGTCTTGAAATCAGTTTCAAGGTCATTCATCTGCCGTTCGGTCTGTGTCCACAGATTTAGGGCGCGTTGTTCCTCCACCCGCGTATATACTTCGTTTGAGGCGTTCAGGAGGCCCGTAACGGCCTTAGATTGTGCAGAGGCTAATCTGGTGCGCAATCCAGGATCACGCCTTCCTAGGCCTTGTACGTTCGTCCTGTAGTTTATGCCGGGTAGTTTCATTTAATGCCACCGACTGGTTTTTTGCTTCCTCCAAGTGCTGCTGCTGATCCTACACCTGCAAACAGGGTTCCCCATGCGTTAGCCCGTCCGGTTTGGTATTCAAGACTGCCTGCCCTTTTCTGGTTAGCAGCATTTCTCAGCCCGCTTTTAGACAGCCAGTTGCGCTCAAGGTCGAAGTTCTTCTGCATTTCGTTAATGTAGCCCTCAACTGAGCCATCGGCTGCAATCCCAGAGGCACCGGCCCTCGCTCTCGCCAAAGAGATTGTCTGATCCTGTTGTTTCTTGAGCCTGCGCGCCTGCTCCTGATTCTCAGCGAGAATATCAGCGGCATTCTTTCGTCGGTCATCCCTTCCCTGTCCAGCAGCTTTTTCTGTTGAATAAGCACTGTAACCAGCCCCAACGATTCCTACTACAGCAGCAACGATACTCATAACTATAACCTCTTTAAATAAGTTGTTTCTTCCAGTTCATACCCTATCTCAATCAGCATTTTAGAGAAATCCCGTTTTGGTTTAACGGCTATCGTGACAACGTTGATATTTTCCTCTGCTAATCTACCTCCGCAAAAAGCAATGAAGTCTCTGCCTGTCCCATCTTTACGATAATCTGGCAAAATATAAATTGCATCATTGGCTGCAAATAAGTCATTCTGGTAGTGAACGTTCTTACTGATAATAAACGAACTATACCCTACTAACTTTTTATTCTCTCTTACGGTATAGACTCTCAATATTTTGTTGAGGGTCAGATATTTAGCCCAATCCACATCATAAACTCGATCTTTTTTACAGACTTCTTCCTGCTGGCTTACTAGCAGTTCTTCAATCTCTGCAATCAGATCATCATCAAGTATTTCTTCCCTAAAAAGCATTCTTTGCTACCTCTCCAAGTATGGCCAACACCGTTAAGGGTAGAGGCCCGTCTTGTGTGACCGTGACATTGGCCTCTCTGTCCCAGCCAAGGTTTTGAACTTGTATCTGTTCGCTTAACAGTGCTGGGGCAGTATCCATGTTGTCTTCATAGTTCACGTCTTTGTATTGCGTACCGTTAATCACCGGTGCACCAGAGTTTAAGAGCTTCACAAATATCTTGTTACGGCGCTTCATGTGGGTCGCTGCTGTCCCGGTAGGTGCGCCCCCGTCTATATCAAGAGTTACGACTTCTTTGCGGTAGCCAAGCCCTGCCACGACTGAGACAACATTCTCAGTGGTGCTATCAAGATAAATACGTCCCGGTACACCATCTGCCTTATCCAGTGCTGATTCGTCTCCTACAGTACGGTCGTCATGGACAGCCTTGTCAATTAATATTTGAACCTGTTGCCCTTCTAAGTGTTCGTATCCCTCGACATAAAATATCAGGCCATAAGGGACGACATTCGTCACTTGCTTGTATGAGTCTATTGGGTAATCAGGACTCATGGTTTCGATATATATTGTCCCTTGTCTCAGGATGGCGAGAACAACCACTGATCTTGTGCCATCAAATCCCACGTCTGCGCTTAAAATAAGCCCTTGGGTGGTATGTCGGTGCCAGCCAAATACACGGCTGCTGCGCTCATAAGTCAGGCAAGCCATGTTTCCGTCTTTAAGCACCGTCCACAGTAGATTGTCGTTTTCTTGTGACCATGCAAATTGCTTAACCACTCCCCGTGTGATGTGTTCACTGGGCAGGGTCATATCGACAGATTCCCAGTTATTACGCTGCCACTCGTAGTTAATGGTTCTGATCTTGCGACCATTGGCATTCACATAAACAAGCTGGTCTCCTACCACTTCCGGCCTGATATGGGCTGAGGTATAGGATGACTGGTTCTCTACATTGATGTCACCGGGGATTAAGACCGTCCCTTCTGCTGTCACAATAAATTCATAGTTTATTGTGCCGATAACCAGGTTCTTCGTAGACTGCATCCATTGAATTACACCCGTTTTATCAATCGAGAGTTGAATGGCTTCGTCTGCTGCTGAGTTGCCAAGGTCAAAATCTTCTGGAAAATTAGTCTTTGATCCCCAAAATTCCTCTGGTTTGTCAGGTGCGCCACCTACCCATAATCTGTTTTGGAACTTAACCCCACATGAAGGCCAGTTAAGCGCCGCCCAGTTAGGGGGTATGTTTAAAAATGTTACCGGGTCAATCGTAAATGTACTTACGAGCGGCCCCCATGATATTAAGCACTTACCAGACCCGCCGGTAGCGCCAAAAGTTGTTCCTTTTGTTGAGCCACCACCACCACCGCCTGCGCCTGTATTAACAGGGACAGCAGGGGCATGACTAAAGTTAGGGCCACCAGAACCGCCATCACCGAATCCACCGGCACCGCCACCGCCACCGCCGGTTCCACTACCACCGCCATTAACACCACCCGTTGTACCAGTCGTGCCACAGACCGCAGTGCTGTCTTGTCCGTTAGTGCTAGTTCCACCACCGTTGCCGCCGCCATTAGACCCAATACCACCTGGCCCACCAGAGGCCGCTCCACCTGTTGCGCCATTAGCTAGAATGGAGCCAAGGAGATAAATTAAAGTGCTAGCACCACCAGTTCCGCCGCCGCCGCCATTTCCACCGACACCTCCGGCACCAATGGTTATCGGTATATTCTCTAGTGGGGTCACGGATAGGGTATTTTTAATAACACCGGCACCACCACCGCCTGCTGCTCCTGATACTGGGGGGAGTCCACCTCCTCCTCCAGGGCCACTGCCGCCCCCACCTCCACCGCCACAAATACAAACAACAATCTCTGTAATGCCAACAGGAACGATAAAATTACCGTCTGCCAGGATTTCCTGCGTATTAAGGCTGGTTGATAGAATCGTTATTTTTTGTGTCTGAACATTGGGATGGAAAACGTAAACAACGTCATCAGACAAATAGGGTGTTAAGTAAAGGGCTTCTAACTGGTCTTCTGTCCATGGGGCTGGTTGGGACTCAAATATTGGCAGAGAGACATCATTAACTACGGTCATCAGGAGATCAGTGAAGATTAATACTGAAAACCCACCTTCGTCCCTTACGATTGTTTCGACTCTTGCTTTCTGTCCGTTGAGAGTTCCGAGGAACTTCATCCCCTCTCTGTTCTTAACCGGCCCCCGTGAGTCAGTGACCATGTTTAGCAGGGACTTAACCCCGGCATTGAACATATCCAGGTCGTAGCGACCCCCCATCAAGGGAGAGACTTCGCCCTGAACAAAGTTGTTTTGGATGATATGGGTTTTGGCCATTACCTGACCCTTATTAGTGAACCGCCTCGCGTGAGGTCTGATTTCCCTTGTCTTCCATCAACCGACAGGGCAATGTTCAAGTCCTTATTATACAGCGCCCACATCTGCTCGGTCTTGGTATTACCTTCCGTAAAAGTAGGTGCGAATTGAGCCGCTAGTCTTGAAACCAAGGCTTGCGTAAAGGAGGCTGAGAACTTGCTTGTATCAACAATCCGGATAATACACTTGGCATAGACCCGTGTAGCGTCAGCCACGATATGGCCTTCTTCCAGTCGCCAGTCCATTGTTGAGGCACCATTGACGTGGAAATCATCGGCACTGGCTTCAATAACTGTTAAGACTTCTGTGGGGAGTAGGAATTTCTGACCGTATCCGTAGGCAGGTTCATCTACAACCGGTGTTAATTGGTAACGCCGGGTAGCAAATGACCATGATGCCTCAGATAGTAATGCGTCTCTCAATGGTGCGTAGTTAGTCGCACATAATGAAGCCGCTGGCCCTTCTTCCGGATCGAGCGCAAGAATAGTCGGCACCGCGAGTAAACTCAGGGCTTGATTACATATTGAGACCTCGCTCATGCGGCCTTAGATTTCTTTGGTTTAACCTTTGGCTTTTCTGCCTCAGTTTCAGCATTTTCTTCCTGTTTCGGCGCACCTGCTTTCTCAAGCTCGGCAATTCGGTCATACAGGAATTTGGTTTCAATCGTAGGCTGAGGGTCAGACGATGTGAATACAGGCACGTTCTTATTGCCGTTTGGCTCGTCTTTTAGGGCGTTATGCTCCATAAAGGTACGCACAACCATGAAGTGAACACCGATTTCATCCTGAACAAAGTGTTCGTCATAGCCTTGTTTCTGGTATCTTAGAATCAAGTTAATGTCTTTCTTGGTGGCACCCATCTTGGTAACACCGTATATCTTTGATGATTTCTGTAAATTAATATGATCTTCCATTACTTACTCCTTTAGTTGTGGTTACTCTTTCTTTGACCGGGAACGGGTCTGCCTGCTCTGGCATCACCAGATTCTATGTCTTCACGTCGTTTCTTTAACTTACCGGCCACACTTCCCTTGCCTGCAAATACATCTGCTTTATGACCAGGTGGTTTGCGGTTATGGGATGTTAATACTTCGGGGCCATGAATCTTGCGTGGGGGCTTGCCATGCTCACCGGCTCTTGGACGTCTTTTAAGGCCACCTTTTCCTAAATTACTATGTGACATATTACCTCCTAATCTGAAACGCCTGCTGATAGTTGCAAATCAAAATCCATTGAGTCTGTAGGGTCTTGATTCGTAACACTAAAAACGTAGACAGAAAGTGGTTTGAATATAATACTGAACTTCCCACCTGAATCTTCTACCTCTTTTTTATCTGTGGATCCCAATAAGGTCATATTCCTGATTGTCGTCCCGACTGTATCCTCTGAGACCCCTGAGCTTGAGTCAGTAAAGGGCGGGTCATTCTTGTTAATTGCCCGGTTTGCACTAAAGAAACTCATTGCTACTCCACCTGAATATACTGAGTCTTCCTTTAATTGTAACAAAACCTGTGAAGAACTTCTCGACGCGAAGGAAAGCTCGAAAAAAGAAGACTTTTTAGTCCCTGTCGTAAACCCAAAGTTAAATGTACTGCCATTCCCCAGTGATAATTGAAGATGGTCTGCAATAAATAGCCTGTCCTTGATAAGGACGTGGGCAACAGACCTCGAATAGAAATCGAGCTTGGCATCATTGATTGAACTCATGCAACAAGACGTTCATTTTCTCGCATCCAATCGAGTAACTGCTTGTGGGCGTTGTCAATAATATTCCTTGACCCCTTTGCTCGTTCAAAGTTATTAATCATTATTCCCACATCATTGGTCACAACCTCAGTGGCAACGTTATTCGTTCGTACCGTATTCCTGCCACCATCCAGTGTCGTGACGACATAGAGGGGGGAAGCACCACCATACAGGTTATTGTCTCGCATATAGTCGATACAGATTTCTACTGCTCGCTCAATATCGGCTAATCTGTGGGAGTCTGCTGCGGGTAATATAGAAACTACGCTTACCTGGTTGGTTATAGGGAAAGTAGCGGCACCACTGGCCACCGTAGCGGCCGCTGATGCTTTCTTATCCCCGATAATCATTGTTGCTTGTACACCCATAATTATCTCCTATGCGACAAGACGTTCATCTTCTCGTGAGCCGTCAATTAGCTGTCTGTGGGCCTCATAATTAATATTGGTTCCCCCTTCACTGCGGGTAGAGCCAACGATCATAATACCGACATCATTTGTTACGACATTTGCGGCAACTGTCTCTGTTCTGACAGCACTTTTACCGCCATCCAGCGTAGTAACGACTGAGATTGACGTAGAGCTGTTGTAAAGGTCATTGTCTCGCGCATATTCCAGACAATACATGACTGCGCGCTGTACCTCTCCTGACCTATGTAAATCAGGGACAGGTAGAATTGATACGATACTGACCTCACCTAAATTTGGGTATAACGCTGCGCCACTTGCGACAACAGCATAAGTTCTGCTTTTTTTATCGCCTATGTACTGAAACGCCTGTACGCCCATAATTCTCTCCTAAAAACTCCCCCGGTTAAGGGGGAGGTTAGTCTTATAGTGAATCAAGCAACCAAAAATGAACAATTTGTTCATCTTCGACTCGTACCGCACCCAGGGTCATATAAGCATAGATTCTCCATGCAAAGCTGATACTGGGGTCTTCTGCGACGCGTGTGGTGATGTCACGGTTCATTTGCAGACCGATAGCGTTCTTGGTCATGGCTAGGCAAGAAATCTCACCTGCGCTTGGGGCTAACAGTCGGGTTGATACAATCCAGTGAAAACCCATCCAGTTTTTGACAAAACCGTTAGTCGCCAAGGCTTGAACGGTCGTATAGTCGCTGGAAGTGTACTCAGTGAGTTGCTGCATTTTTCGTAGCTGTTTAGGGCCAACGAACATGTACTTTTCTTCGTCAGGGTCAATATCGTTTTCCATGAATTTCTCATAGACTTCTGTGACCGCATCGAAAGTAAAGACAGTGGTTCCGTCACCGACTACCTGACTAGCAGGAAAGACTACGGGTGCGCCTGCCCCATCTGTTGCATCGCCTGTGGCAGAAGCAAAGATAACGTCATCAATTTGACGACGCATTGCCATACCGACTGAACGGACAATGTTTGAGTTGGGATCGACCAACATTTGTACTGGGTCTTCCTGTTCGGAGGTGTCGCCAATATCGTATGTTGCGGCTAGTGAGGTACGTCTTGACCAATCACTATCGTTTAAGGGAGTGGCCTGTCTTGCGCCTGTTTTGAGAGAGGCAGAGTTTGCACCCATTCTTTCCCAGTTGTGTTTTTCGGAGCTTACGTTCTTTTCTGTGACTGACATGCGCGCGCGCGAGTTACTTTGCTGGGCGAGATGCCTAACATTGTTCTCGAACGACTGCACATAAGCATTGTCAATTGAGATAGCCATTATGGAATCCTCATGCTAATTGCTCGGGGAGTAGCCAGCTTATGCTGATTCCAAAATGTGAAGCAGAAGGCCAGAACGGTAATCTTGCTGCTTATGTGGCTATCTTACTCAATAAACACGCTTTGTCAAATAAATTAGAATTGATCTAACTTGACTATCAACTAACCGTTGATTAAACTACCAGTACACAAAAATATACAAGGATATTACTCATGGATAAAAAAGAATGCCCAATCAGGCTGGTTGCATCATATTTGCTTATCTCACGAGGATTAAACTCACGCAAAGAGGGCCAAGACGCTATTGATTTAAAATACTGCGTAGAAGATCAATGCAAATTATGGGAACCATCATCTACACTGCATAATTATGTAGACTCTGACGGCAATTTAACAACAAAAGAAGTTGCAGGCCATTGTGGGTTAAAAAAGGATTAACCGTAACTCCCCCCTGACCTCAGATCGTTTACATCGGTTGACGTACCGGGATTAGCCTGTCCAACCAGTTCGATCATCTTGCTCATGGCTTTTTTATCGCCACGATGGAAAGGATGTTCTTTATTGCCGTATATTTCGTCAATCTTCTCTTGCGCTTCATCCGGGGTCAAAGCACCGACTTTAGTCTGTAGGTTGTTAATCAGGTTCGTGCCTTCTCCCGTCCCGATAGCGACACTTAAACCGTGTACCCATTTAGTGAGTTCAGCAGATAAGTTGCCATCTTTCAGGGCGGCAATCAGTCCTTCTGGTGCATTGGTCTTCTCAGCAATCGTTAAGGCAGCTTGGCGGCGTTCATCAGCCGCAGCGCCCCATTCCTTGTTGAGAGCGTCGGTTTCTTCCTGCTGGGCCTCTTGAGCTGCGGTCGTAGACTCAATATCTGCTTTCGTGACCTCTGCCATGATAGATTTGAACTGAGATTTACTGAGTTTAGCGCCATGCGCCCATTCCCGGAAAACATCCAGCTTTTCGGTATTTTCCTGCATCCCCTTGGGTAATTCGACTTCCGGGGCTTCATAGCCTTTTGATTCTTTGGGCATCCCGGCTGACAGATAGAATTCATCTGTTTGCTCGGCATTATCCGGATCAGGTCGTAATGTGACCGAGGGAACTTTCTCAATCAGCTTATTGACGAACTCTGCGCGTTGTTCTTCGTTGGTATCCTCACCGGGGATGTGGAGGGAATTCCCCTGATAGGATTTAAGGTCAACATAAGCTTTCGCAAATGAACCAAGCTCTTTAAAGTTGGCAAGGGCAGGACTGGCGCGCAATTCCTCGTCTGCGATCTGGTTGCGCCAGTTATCCTCCAGGTCTGCTGTTGGTTTTTCCTCTGTTTCAGTGGGTTGTACGTTTGGGGCTGCTAGTGGATCAGGCATTATTTCTCTCCTTTATATTCGACTCGATCAAGAATGTATCGAATCAAGTCTCGTTGTGCGGCCCGGTTCTGGGTCACAGTAGGGTCGTTATGGGCAATCATGTCGATGTCATAGAACTCTTTTTTAAGGAGTGCCAGACACTTTTTGCCATCCTTTGTTCCAAATGCGGATTGATAGGCCGCCACCTCTTTTAATGCTTCTAACTTTAGATCATTTGGCGTTTTAGCCATTCACTGCCTCCTTTATTTGATTAAGTCCTTTACCTTGGGCTTCCATTGCGTCGCCTTCTTCCTTAGCCTGCTGGGCTTGTGCCATTGCCTGCTGTTGTTGTTTGCGGTTCTCTCTGACCTCGTTTACCTCGTTCTTGTCTTTGAGGTACTTGGCAGGGAGTCCCAGTTGCAGGGCAGACTCACGACCGATCTGGTCAAAATCAATAATATCCAGTATCTCGGGATTAACCTTGGCAATTTCCATATTGGCAAAGACCCACTGCTGCGTGGACTGAACGACTTCCTGACGCTGTGCGCGGGGGAGTGGGCCAACATATTCCACGTCCAGTTCGCCTCTCATCGCTTTGACGACTTCTGGTATCTCTGGTAACTGACCGGCCCGTAACATGATCTTAAAAGTCCGGTTAATCAGGGGATCAAGGTAATCAGCGGTAAGTCGTCCTAAAGTCGGGCCTAAGAGCCGTTGCATGGCCTCGTAGCGGACATTGACCTCTGTGGCGGTCATGGCTGGGCTTTCTTTCATCTGGAGCTGGTCGATCCGGAAGGCAGCACGAATAGACTGTTGGAGTTTTTCAATTCTCAGTTCGCCGACATCAAATCTTGCTCGTGATTCGTGAACTTTGATGCCATCAACATCTTTAAGGACTGTCAGGCCACCACTTCCCAGATCAAGGTCAGATAGCATGTTTCGTTGGGTTGTTAGGGTGGCGGGGTTCACTGCTTTAGCCAAAGACTCTAATGTTTCCTCGATAAGCTTGTTCAGGGTCAGGATGTCAGACAAAGCAATGAAGGCAGGACTGTAACCCCATTGTGAGCCGGTGGTCTTGCGCCATCTTGCGACATAAGCAGGCATTTCATAATAACCGCCTTCTTCCCCTATTTGAGACCCGTCTAAATGCAATACCCATTTCCAGCCATAAGGGCGTTCTTTAGGGGCCAGCACGGTCTCAGGATTCTTTTCTTTGCCCCGGCGCTCATAAACACAAAACAGGATGTCATAGCGCACGTCATTGGAATCGGTGGCTTTTAACCTGTCGAGAATCATCTCGGGGGTGTCGTCACCGAATTTGTCTCTGATTTGCAGGGGGGTCCACTGGTATTGACGGTAGAACCTTAATATCTGGTTTTTATGATCCATTTCGAACTGACAGTCACGAATTGGCGCAGAAGCGAAAGAAATACCTTCCCACTCATCCTCGGATTCGGCTTCTTCGATAATAATGGCGGTGCCGTAGGAGACGAGATCAAGATAGAATTCAGAGGATTCGAGGTTAAAGTTGGAATCGATCAAAGCCTGGTACATGCGGTCTCCGACTTCTTCTATCCATTCCCGGGCTTCCTGTTCTTCATTTAAGAGACTGTCTCTAAATCCAAGGGCAAACCACTTGGTTGACGGACTGGTCAGCGAGCCTTGCAGGGATGAACTAAGCATCTCGGCGGAATCAATGGCCGTGGAGTCGTATATTTTACGTCGCCGCCAGCGTACCTCTTGTTCTACTTTTAGCGGTTCAAAGAACCCGCCTCGGAAGGGGGCGACATATTGTTCAATTTCTTCGAGGGTGTCATCTAATGTCTTGCGTTGGGTGACAAGGGAGTCGTATCGTTTTTTAAGGTCTTGGCTGTCCATGGGTTATCCTCGTGCTGCTCGTGGTATCGGCCTTTTTCTCCTACCGCCTGCTGAGATCACGCTATGCGCTTCTCCTCTCTGGCTGTAGTTCTCAGGCCATGCAATCGCTAAATACCGCATCGCGTCTGCTCCATGGTTGGCCCAACTTCTCGCCGGGGTCTCCAGAAACATCTTTATTTTCTGGTTATATTCCCGACGATAGTTCGCTAGTGCATCATATCCCCGCATTACATTAGGGGTATTGTTAAAGCGCAATCTTGGCATAATATCCTTAACCGCGTCTATACCTTGTTTCCTTGAGATGTCTGGACACATTTCAAATGGGAAGTTCAGCTCATTGGCGGTTGAGGCAGCAGTGCGCCCATCGTTGTAATTCCGCTTCTTAAAGTCATGGGGCATCACGTTCTCACCGTAGGAATAGGGGAGTTCTCGTAATTCCTTAATCCAGTGGGTAAAGGGTAGGTTATTGCCTTCCATGTAATCAATGATATTAATGCCGTCTCCGGACTCCTGGGCAAACCAAATCGCGGTCGCATCTGCCATGCCGATGTCCCAGAAGGTATGCACGTCTTTTCTGGGGTTCCAGGGGTAGTCTCCGACCTTGGCCCTTGATAAGTCATTGGTGTAGTAAGACCCAAATAGACCGGCGTCAAAGGAGCAGTAGTATTCTTGTTTGGCCATGAGCAAGTCCATGCCATCGTCCAGTTCTTCCTGAAAGTCCTTATCCGTCATTAAACGGGAACCATCTGCATTAAACGTATCATCAATCGTCAAAAGCTCACAAAACCACCTTGGGTTCTTTCGTGCGACCTCATACATATCATTTCCGTGGTTCTTGCCACGGGGGGTATATGGAAATATGGCCCAGCCATCATTTTGTTTTAGAATAGGTCTAATGTAATCCCACGCCCGCGGGTCTGCGACTGAGTATTCTGAATTCACCACCCCGTAAGGATTTGCCCCTACCAGCCCATCGTAGTTGTCTGATCCCACGACTTGCCAGAGCGAACCATTTTTAAGCTCAATCTTCATATCGGTGACGTTGACGTTTTTTCTCATTTCATGGGGGAAAGCCTGGTCGATCATCCTCACCCCGGTACGGTCGTCAATCGCATCCCATATCACTTTCCTGCCCTGAGCAGCGGTAGGGAGCATGTGCCAGTAAGTTGCTATTTTATGTTGTGACCAAACAGACGTTAGATTGATGCTAGCGGCGTCCTTACCGCTCCTGCGGTGCCAAACGTTCACTGCCCTCTTAATACCTAGTCCTCCCATTTCCTTCGGCAGCATGGCTCTGAACAGCCCTTGTTGATGAGGGCGAGCTGTCCAGTTATGGGGTAGGGATATTTCTTTCATCTGGAATCATTCTAAACTAAATGGGGATAAAGGTGAAATGTGTTTTTTTTGTTCTGAGAGATGGTGGATGCATGAGATAGGTCAAGTACCTTTAATGTTCCTTCGGGGTGTAGGGCTAAGATATGAGATTCTGAGGAAGAATGAATTATGAGGAAGATTAATGTCCTGTCTCTCTGTGTAGTGTGTGGGTCTACGTAGGTGAGTGTGCTGCTGCTTGATGTCATGCTATCCATACTGTGCTGTGATCCTATGATACGTTGCTGTCTACCCTATAGCCTGGCTCATTACCTAACTAACTGGCATTTATATATCCCCGTGATTTCCGGTACTCCGATCTACTATAGCAGTGTGCGTGTATAAGTTTGTCACTACTTGGTGCTGTATCGTGAGTCATATTGGTGCTTATCCATGTTAGTAAGTGCTTACTTCGGGGGAAACAGAGGCCTAAAAACCCCCACATTTACGTAACAATGATTACATTTAGCCACATTTACTTACTTATCTTTACACATAACAATCTGTCCATCCTTATCCAGCTTAAATGTCTGTCTAACGCTTATATCTCCTCCTGGTACTGCTTTATCCCATCCTATCCATGTAATGCCTTCATACCGTCCTATCTTGCCAGTTATGGCGCTTTGTGGTGTTTGGTCGGTTATCTTCATGTCGATACCCTGTTAAAGGCTTGTACAAATATGTCTATAAGCATAATAACACCTAGAGTATAGATGATTAAGGCGATTAATTTGATTGCCAGGTATTTATCCATAGGTTACTCCCTGCTTTATAAACATAGGACTATCTAGGTAGTTATAGCTCTCTCTGATACGTTTGTCGCTTGCTCTGATCCGTTCTCGCTTGCTCTGATCCGTTCTCGCTTGTCTTCCCTGTCCTTGGCGTTCTTTGCATGGTAAACCTTTAGGGCATTGCTTACTTGCTCATACTCCATCTTTAGAGTACTTATCTCTGAGAGTATGTCTCCAAGGCGTTTACATGATAGTTCGCTATCCATGATTTATCCTAATAACCTCTTGTTGCTTTCTTTGCTCGATTATACTGTTCCACTTATCCTCTGAAATTGTCCACTTCTTATATGGCTGCCAGAATGATCCGTCTGGGAACTTTAATGCCTCGTTTACTTCGTCCTGTAGCTCAGCTATTTGCTTTAGCTTCTCTTGTACTTGCTCATTATCCATGATTGTCTCCATTTGTTGTATAGCTTGATTATTAGCCTATAGATTGGGTGGAATGTCATGCTTTCTTCTTTGGGTATTTGGTCTTCGTGTATATCTTGTCAAGGCCAAGGTCTCTGATCTTGGTGGCCAGTTCCTTATTAAGCGCCTTATCAGCTTCAATCAGTTCTTTGGGGCTTTCTGGTCTGCTGTTCATTTGATTAGTCTCCTTGTGGCGAATATTAACCTGCTTATTGTGACTGTGATTACTAGCGTAGCAATAGTGAGTAGGTATAGGAGCATAAATACAGGTGTGATGAGCTTATCCATCTTCATGCTCGATTATCACTGGTTCTTTGCCGACCAGGTTGCCGATGTTAATACTTACATTAACTGCTGTGCTGGCCTTCTGATCGTTGTCGTCTTTAAGATCGAGTAGTTTGGCAGCCAGTGCATCTGATCCGCCTTTGTATTTGGGTTTGCCGCTTGCATCCTCTTCATAGCCTGACTGTGTTTCTTCATCTTTGGTCAGGTATCCGGTGGCTCTTATAATTACCGATCCAAGTACTTCGTCTCTAAAGGATTGGACGCATTCGTTGAGTGCGATACAAAATAAGGGGTCTTTGGCTTTCCACTGTTTATAGACTGCCAGTGATATACCTGTTTGTTTGCAGGTTACGGTGGGGCTCATACATTTATTGTAGGTGGATATGAATAGCTCTTTTCGTTCATCGCTCTCGTGTAGTTGTTTGTGGCGATTCTCGACGATGTTCAGAGACTTTTGATCTTGAACCTCTTGGAGCTTTTTGATGTGACTTTCGTCAATTAATTGTGGCAGCATTTAGAATCATTCCATTTAGTATGACCTGTTTAAACCCTCTATCCATGTATATTAATATAGCACTAATTAACCTGATTATCTATCAACTTCTGGTTGACATTGTGTGAATAGTCGTTATACTAAGGGTGTAAGTTAAATAAAGGAACAAAAATGACCTACATACAAGTAATAGCATTATATGGAAATGGGCTGATTTCAAGAGATGAGGCAAATACAGAAATTGACTTCATTAACCTGGAATCAGACTGCTACATATACGATTACGTTTAAACATAACCTTGGAGGGTTAAATTATGAATACAAATACCGCTGTAAAACTGAACATATCCTACTCTTATTCTGACTTTAGAATCTCGGGTATAGACAAAGGGTATCATGAGCATCAAATGCAAGATTTTGCTAACAATCTGGCGTCTTGTATTAATTGCGAAGTTAAGTATATCCATTTTGGCAAACAAGACAGCCGTGGATTGTTGTCCATTACTGTTTTCGACCATAAACATTGCTGCCCTATGCAGCGTCAATTTTCCAGCAAGGACGACCTGTTAGGCTTTATTATTGGCTATAACGCTGGCATGTCTGGCAATAAATATTTGTAGTATCCAGTCCCAGCCTATTCTGTAGGCTGTGGCGGTAATACTGCCGATAACCTTGGAGGGTTTATGAAACGCTTAATGATTGCCCTGGCTGTGGCCTCTATCTCGGCCTGTGGCGCATTACCTGAGCCTAGCAATTACGATCAGATATGGGCTGAAACTCAAGCCTGTACCGGTCTGACAGCCAGTAAACCTAGCGCCAGTGTTATCCCAGACATATTCTGGGACGTGGCAAAAGATGGCAATAACGGTTACTACA